CAGCTGATAATCTCTTGGCAACTGAACGTGTAGCTGGTCATATAGATGATAATATTTATAGAACAGCTATGAGTATAGATCAATCTGTTTATAGAGCTCATGCTGCTACAAATGATGCTGTAACTGCAGGTCGTATTGAAGGACAAAAAAATACAACTGAACTCGCGGCTTATCTTAAAACTCATAGTGATAATAACTGGTCAAACTTTGGAAATATTACAAAAGATATTTACCAAGGAAAGGCTGATACAATATTATCTTCAACAAATCAATTTGCAATGCTTGCTAAACAAGCAAGTGAAAATACATCATCTATTCAAATAGAAGGTCTTAAAAATAAAGGAGATCTTTCTAAACAAATGGCATTCCAATATAGTGAATTGAAAGATAAGATTTCTAATTCTGAAGCAAGTATCAAGTGTCTATTATCAACACAAGAAGCTGATAGACTTCGTGATGCATTACGAGCAACTGAAAACAAGAGCTTGTACTTTGAATTAAAAGGAAATCATCACCATCATCATGGACATCGTCGAGGACACCATCATTAGGAACTCGGGCGGTCTATAAAAAATTTTAAATCAAACCCAAAATTAAAATTAAAAGATTCAAGTAGTAGCTCAAGTTCAAGTAGCAGTAGTAGTAGCTCAAGTTCAAGTAGCAGTAGTAGCTCAAGTTCAAGTTCAAGTAGTAGTGATAATTCAGAAATACCCCATCAAGGACCTCAAGGACCACCTGGCCCCCAAGGACCACCTGGAGACAAAGGACAATCTGGAGACAAAGGGTCAAAAGGTGAACCTGGAGACAAAGGGTCAAAAGGTGAACCTGGAGACAAAGGGTCAAAAGGTGAATCTGGAGACAAAGGTGAATCTGGAGACAAAGGTGAATCTGGAGACAAAGGTGAATCTGGAGACAAAGGTGAATCTGGAGACAAAGGTGAATCTGGAGACAAAGGACCGTCTGGAGACAAAGGACCGTCTGGAGACAAAGGACCATCTGGAGACAAAGGTGAATCTGGAGACAAAGGACCGTCTGGAGACAAAGGACCATCTGGAGACAAAGGTGAATCTGTGTTGCAACTTGAAGAAGGGCCGCCAACAAGAGAAATAGATTCAGATAATAACAGCGTACGTAGCGTGCGTAGCGTACGTAGCGTGCGTAGCATACCTGAAAGTTTAAGTAGTATTAAAAGTAAAAATCCATTTGATAAAATAATGAAACGTTTTAAAAAAAGGGATAATGAATAAATAAAAAATTAATATTAATTTTAATATTAATTTTATTCGTATTTGTATTATATTTATATAGATAATGTATGACCACCAATTGAAAAAAATATTTTTTGTGTTCTATATTTAAAAGAATTTTTTCTAATTAAATCTATATTTTGGTATGGATTTAAAAATCTAAAATTCCAATTTAAAACTTTATTTAATTTTATACGTGTTTCTATATCTGTCATTTTATAAATAATAATCAACAATTCATTTGGTAATTTGTTATTCATAGTGTATATTGTATATTGTAATTTAATAAAATTATATTTTTTATTATATCAAATATAATTTAATTATAATCCCACGATTCGCAATCAGAACAAGTGATATCTTGTATACATTCTGGAAAATCATTTTCCCAATGTGGTATAATATTTTTTATAATAGAATCTATACGATGATTTAATATAGATTCTGTATATCCTAATTTTTCTTTAGCATTATAAGTACAAGTATAACCAGAATGACATTTTGTATAGATATTATATCCAAATGTCCAACAAGTATTTCCACAAGTGCCCATAAAAATAGGATCTGCATTATGTCCAAAATGATATGTGTTTTGATGAGAATGAAGACCAATTAAATCTAAATAATGTTTATCTCCAGGTGATTGAAATGCAATTGATGTCTTGTTATATAAAATTCCCATAATAGTAGCTATTGTACCACCTAATGAATGTCCAGTAAAAATAATATTGTCAAAATTTATATCTTTTTTTATATTTTCAACAATGTCATTTGCAAGATTTATATAATTTAAATTAAAAAAAGTAGACTTTTTATAACATTTTTTAGAACAAATATTATTAAATGAATCGTAATCGCATAATGATTTATTAAATATATTTGATTGTTTGTAAAAACAACAAGAAAAGTATAAATTATCATTAAATCTATCACTATAAGAACTTGAAAGATCTTGCCAACCAAATTTGTCATAATATTCTTCTTCTTGAAGTCCAATTATGGTTGTGGTACCTTTAAAACTAATTATATTATTTCCAGTTTGATTATTATAAAATAAAAATGATTTAACTGTATTATTATCATTTGTTATATCTGTTACTGTATAATTAGGTAAATCTATCCAGTTGGAATGATTTATATATGTGTAAACATTATTTGACATTATTGCTAAATCATAAATTAATTTATAAAAAGTATTATTAAAGATTTTCATAAATATATATGTATATTAAAAATATTATATAGAATTTATTTAAACATAATAATAATAAATAAGATATAGATGAGAAAAAAAAAAGATACTGTAGGTACACCAACATATTCTAAAAATTTTCAAAAAACAAAAAAATCAAAAAGTCAACATTCTATTTTACATAAACATGAACATCGTTTAGAAGAACTTTTTGTAAATGATAATAAATTGCAAAAAATAAAAAGTGATATTAAAAATATAGAAAAGGATACAACAGATTTAAAGAATAAAAAGTTGTTAAGAAATTTACAAAATGAAAAGGGTAAATTGGAAAGTAATACTAATTTATGTGATTATTTATTAGAATCTACTCAGATAATTCAAAAATATATAGAATTAGAAAATCGTGAAGGTGAATTGTTAAATTTAAACGAATTAAGTGAAGAAATTAGTTTAGAATTAAATCAAATAAACGAAGGAAAGGTAGATTTAGTAGAAGAATACCTCTTAAAATTTGAACCAGATAACAAAACACAAAAGATGACTATTAAAAGAGAATCATTAATTTGCAAAGACTGTAATATTTCATTTAAAGTAGAACATAGTTATTTAGTATGTCCACTTTGCGGAATTTGTAAAAATACAATTGAACAGGCTAATGAATTATCTTATAAAGAGAAACAAGATTATGATTATAGACCACAATTTACATATGATAAAAGATCACACCTCGAAGATTGGCTCAGACGGTTTCAAAATAAAGAGGCGAGAGCGATTCCACAAGATGTGTTAGATAAAGTTATTTTAGAAGCTAAAAAGGAAAGAATAAATGATTTAAATGCTTTAACAGAAGAAAAGGTAAAAAGATATCTCAAAAAGTTGAATTTAAATGATTATTATGATAATGTAATTGGTATTATTAATAGATTAAATGGTAGACCTCCATTTACATTAACACAGGAAATAGAGGAGAAAATTAAAAAGATGTTTCAGCAAATACAAGATCCTTATGAAAAGTATAAACCACCTTCACGTAAAAACTTTTTGAGTTATAGTTATACACTTTGTAAATTTTTTCAAATATTAAATCTTCACGAGTTTGCAAAATATTTTCCATTATTAAAAAGCAATGATAAATTACGTCAACAAGATGATATATTCAAAAAAATAGTTGGACACATGTCTGAAATTGATAAAACAACTAGGTGGGTGTTTTATCCAAGTGTATAAAATGATAATTAAGATGAAATAGTTTCTGGTAGAGTTTCTAGTAGAGTTTCTGGTAGAGTTTCAGATACAGCTTCAGATACAGCTTCAGATACAGCTTCAACAGGAACTTTACAAGCTCTAAACATCATAATGTATAAAAATATAACAGAAGTAATATAGTATACTATAAATGACCTTGATATATAAGCATCTGGTTCTCTATTTGTATCTTTTGATTCTATTGTTTTTTGATTAGAATTGATGATGCTAATTGGTAAATTTTTAAACCAAAAGCTTAATGGTAACCAGATAAATAATAACAAAATAGGATTGTAAAATGGTATCAACAATGGAAAAAGATTACGTTTATAAGAAGATGGACATAAATTACTAAATTCATTTGACGTATCATTTAAAAATGCATTTATGCTTAAATATACTTTTCTTACTCTTAATATAATAATAACAATAATAGTTGGTATAATAAGATGATATAAAAGATATATAGGATTTTTCTTTAAAAAATCCATATCTATCAATTTATCGTATCCTGGATATATTTGTTTAAATATAGGATGTTCTGTAATTTTTTCTATAATTTGTTTATGATAAGAATCAGGAGTAACTAAATATACTAAATATGCTAAAGCTGGTGCGACAAGTGTTTGTAAAATAGTTGATAATTTTATACCCATCACAAACATTAAATATAATACAATAATAATAACGTATACATTCATTTTATTATAATTATAAAACAAAATAAAAATAGTAAATTAATATTATTGGTTTTTATTTAAAAAGAATTTTATCAATTGTTGTTTCAACACAAAACATTCTATGAATAATAATACCTAATATAAAAAGAAATATATTAATATATAATATACTAGTATCTTTTAAAAAGTATTCTTTTATAAAAATTCCTAATAAAAATGTTGCAATTACGTCCACAATAGCTATATTTAAAAATCTATATGTGTGTAAACCAGTATTTGGTTTTCCAAATAAATCAGAATATTGACACAAATTAATATTTGGCATCATATATTATTATTATTATTTAAAAAATCTAAAAAAGGATAATGTAAAATTAATTTTATATCCAAATGTAAAAGCTTGTGGCCTTTTACTAACTATATATTTACATATATAATTAAATTGTTTTTCCAGAGATACATCTTCTTTAGGAATTGTATCTATTTTTATATAATTATAATCTAAAAGTACTTTTAATAAAGCAGCTACTACTATTGCACTTCTTTGTTTTCCCATATGACAATGAATAAGTATATTTTTTTGCTCTATTGTATATTTTCTTAACAATAAAGGAACTATTATTTTAAAATATGCTTGCATAATAATAAAATCACATTCCAATAAACTATCATTAACAGGAATTCTATACATTTCTATATTGTCAGTAATGTTATTATTTTCTTGACGTTTATCAATAAAGCATTTGTTTTTTGTACAATTGATAATTACATTAATATTATTTTTTTTTAAAAAAGATGCATCTAATGCAGATTTATGATTACCTAACCAAAGACGTGGTATAATCTCGTCTGCGTTATTATAAAAATTCATTGTTAAATCATATATATATTGCATAATAGATGTTGGTAATTTTTTTAATATAAATAATGGAGTTTCTTTTAATAATTGTAAATTAAGCATATATGTGTATTTAACCAATAAAAAATATATCTATATATAATATACGAATGAATAGATATAAACATACTCGCATCACAATAGAAAAAAAAGATTCTAGTACATCTTCTGATGAACAAAAAGATTACGATAAAAATGATGAAAGTATATTTAGTGAAAGTGAAAGTGAAAGTGAAAGTGAAAGTGAAAGTGAAAGTGAAAGTGAAAGTGAAAGTGAAAGTGAAAATAGATTTGTTAGTATAGTAAATTCTGGTTATAAGAAATCAAAATATGGTAGTAAACAGGATCATATGACAGGATATGATATGGTACATAAATTAGATAATTATGTTGCTTTAAAGACATTAAAAGAAAAAAAAATATTAAGATATATGACTCCATTTAAAACATGGATTCGATATTTAAATATACATAATAAAAAATTTAGAACAGGTGGATTATTATTAAAAGTAGAATATCCGGATTATATTATGTTGGTAAATCCAAAATTAAATTTAACATGGAGTGTTCAATTAAATGACCATATTATTTATGTACCTGATAAAGAATATCCTTTAAATGAACAACAAAAATTAACAATGAGAAAAAAGGAAAAGGAAATGGTAATAAAAAGAGAAAAAGAAAAAGAATTAGAAGTATTAAAGGATCATTTATTTTTATTATATAAAAATGGGAAATTAACATTAAAGAAAAAAGTTTAAAAATTGATTTTATTGATTTAGATTATATATAAATAAAATGAATAAACGATTTAGAAAAGAAATAAGATCTTTGTATATACAGCAAAATACACGTTCCTTATTAGAAAATGATTATCTTGTTTATCAAGATGAAAGTAATATAAATATTTTACATACTATTATAAAAGCTCCACGTGATTCTGTTTATCGTCATACATTTATCCGATTAGATTTTGAAATTCCTGATAATTATCCACACTCTCCACCAAAAGTAACATTTGTAAATCATGACAATATTAGAATACATCCTAACATGTATAAAGATGGAAAATGTTGTAGTACAATTTTAAATACATGGCCATCGGAAAATGAAAAATGGACGTCAAGTATGGGTATAGAAACTATTCTATTAACGTTTCATTCTTTTTTAGATAATAATCCTTATACTTATGAACCTGGAGGTAGAGATGATCCTAGTTATACTATTTATGTTAGACATCAATCTTGGATTACCTGTTTAATTAAATATCTTCAATATGAAAAGATTGATATATTTAAAGAATTTATGTATAATTATTTACTGTTAAATATAGATGATGTTTTTACAGAGTTGAATAGTTTAGACGAAATGTATAATAGTGGATATTATTCTACTAGGTGTTTTGAAATTGAAAATTATATAATTAATTATAAACTTGTTTCTGAAAAATTACAAGACTGTTATAATTATATATATTTTACTGAAAATTACAGAGATAATTTAAGCGATTTAGATGAAGAATTTACATTTGAAATGTTTTTAAATAAAGATTTTGTTTGTTCTATTTGTTTTGATTGTTTTGATACAACAAATGAAAGTAACGAAGACGTTGTTACTTTAGAATGTAAACATGAATTTCATAAAACATGTTTAAAAACACATGTTGAGATAAATAATAAAATATGTCCAATGTGTAGAAAAAATATAGAAAATGAATTAGATAAAATACAAGAAAATGTATCAAGTGAATTATGGATAAAAAATCCTTTGACAAAAAGGCGTGTTAAAATTGGAAGTAAAACGTATAAATACTTAAAAGAAAATGACATAATTTAGTTTAGTTTAAACAACACTCTCATTAATATTTACATTGGAAGTATAATAGTAGAGCCTTTGTAACTGGCATATCTGTAAAATGTTGTACCCATAACAAGTGTCCTAAAATTAATATTAGTAGGTCTTGTATTAATATTCTGGAATGGATTTTTTACATAATAAGACAATCCCAAGATACTGTTTAATTTGATTTTAGTTTCAACATTTGAATAATCATAAATTTCTAACATAATTTCAGTAGGTAGTATCATATTAATATTCATATTCATTTTATTTTTAAGTTAAAGCTTATTATTCATCCTCTTGTTTATATCCAACAATTTCTCCTTCTCTAGAAACAATAACTTTTAATTTTCTTGTTTTTGCAAATTTCTTTTTTAATTTATCTAATTGTTCTTGATTTTGTTCATCTTCCTCTCCATAACGCGAATTATAATTAGAACTATGATATTTCCATAATTTAGAATTTCCTACACGAAAATCAGTATGTGCTTCCGCTTTATACCAGAAAACTTGATCTCTTAAATCAGAAGTATTACCAGATGTTTTAATAACTAGACATTCATGGTCTTGAGTACATGCGTCTAATATGTTACAGAAGTGATCAAACGAGGGAATCATACCAGCGTAAGCGTCATAGATTCTTTTTCTATTAGCAACCGAAGGTTCGTTAAAGATAAATACATAATCAATATTACTTCTTAATTCAGGTGGAATTCCTTGAGCATATTGCATGGTTAAAATAAAAAGAAAATTAAAATGTCTTCCGTTAAAAAAAATACTTTTAATAGTTTTATCCTTTTTCCAACTTGCTGCATCATGTAACATATCATCTAAAACGATAAATAAGTTATTACTTTGATGTTTACCTGTTTCAGAAAGACCTTGTGTTTTTGCTTCTCTAATTTTACGTTTTTGTCTATTCATAATACTATCTATTAATTCTGGATCATATTCTGAATGTATAAAACAATCTGGTACGAAATCTCCAAAAAAAGGAGATGCTTCTTCTGTGCCAGAAAATACTATACCAGAAGGTATATTTTTATGGTGGAAAAAGATGTCTCTTGCAAGAAAACTTTTTCCAGATCTTCTTTTTCCTAATATAAGTATAGTTGCATCTGGTAAAATACTTTTAATTTTAAATTTACGAAGTGCTAATTTTTCAAACTCATTAAGAAGCATATTGATATATAGTAATTTTTTAATTTTATATTCTAGACGAATTAATTGCATGTTACGTATAACCTAGAATTGTAAAGAAGATGATTTTATCGACTAATATTATTATCTATTTCATTTCAAATACCTTTAACGAAGACGTCGTTAGACGGCAAGGTACACATTTGTATAATTCTTCAGGTTTTTACTTTCTTTCGAATGATAATATATATATATATATATAATTCAATTTATCGTTTAATTTAAACTTTATATATATATATATATATATTAATATTATAAATGATTACACTTTGCTG